GACGGTTCAGAACGATTCTCTGTACGGTCACGGATTCTCTGACGGCACGAATCACCGTGCTATACAGCACAATGCCGAACAGGCTGCCAATAATAACTTCCGCCAAACAGTCACCGATTCTTGTCTACTCATTGTCAATCCAGTCAACGACGTTATTCTTGTTTCTGGTACCGTAGCGCTCAATGCCGGCGACATTACTATTACCTTTGCGAACCAGACCGAAGGTATGAGGATCCAGTTTGAGATATGGGGTGGTTTAGACGGCGGTGCTGTAGTCGGTAATGTAGGTGCTAACGCTTCGCCTTTGACCGGCCTTGGACTAGCAAACGGTGATCTTTTCTTGGGAGCGACAGCAGGTAACGAGTTCCCAGCCTCCAGCCAGCACGCTTATCAGTCCTACGGATGTTCGCACGATAACGGAGCGAGCATAGACCAATGGTGTCTCTTCTCCTACATGGGAGACAACGACGTCGACTTCAAGGGTTCAGCCCTTGTGCCGGGAGAATTTGCGGGCCAGTACGATGTAGACTTTGCGAACTGGTTGATTCAGATCACCGCCCAATCAGGCGATGGTGCGACATGGACCGGCACCAACGCTGATGACTTCATGTTTATGATGCTCGACCTAGCTGGGATAGGGGTCGACGTTGGTACTTTCACGAAGTCGGTTGCAGCAGAGCCAGCTACTCAAGCCCTACCCGATCTGGGATTCATTCCGTCTGGTTATGGTCTGGCTTCGGCAAGTGAGCCTCTGACTACAATCAACGTTGATCGAGCGTCACGGGGATCAACGGGTCAATTTGATGGTAGTGCTGGTACTACAGGTCGTTCGGCAATAGCGGTATCGGGAGCTCAAGTCAACTTTGACTCAATGAGTTTGACTGATGACGAGGCGGTTCTACAGATAGCCCAGAATCTAGGTGGTGCCACTGAACCAGATGCTCTCGCAAAAGCCCAAAAGATAGAGTCTCAGACACAATTATCTGGGATCCGAACGATGCGACTGCCGCGATCGTTGGCTACTATTCTCAAGAGAGGCAGAATGGTAACATCGGAGCATTCCCGGAACTAATCTTTTCTGCCACAGCTGACCTGCAACCGATTGGCGCCATAACAGCAGCTCCAGCCCTCGCCATAACAGCAGCTGCTGACCTGAATGCTACTGGTAAGCTGGATGCTCTTGGCCAGTGTTTTATTGCTCTTGCTGCTGACTTAACAGCGAGAGGAAAGCTGGACGCGACGGCTGCTCTTGCAATAACAGCCACGGCTGACCTTACAGCGATTGACGGTCAGATTGATGCTTCGCCAGCCTTAGCGATCACAGCAGCTGCTGACCTGAATGCAAGAGGCAAGTTAGATGCCGCAGCACAGTTGGTGTTTGCAGCAGCCACAGCCCTATTACGAGGTATCGGTGCCTTAGGGGCAACAGCTGCTCTGTCGTTCGCTGCAGCTGCTGACTTAGAAGCCACAGGTGCTCTGAATGCGACACCTGATCTAGCAATCACAGCAGCTGCTGACTTGAATGCTGGGGGTGCTTTAGCAGCCACGGCTGCGATGGCGATCACCGCCACTGCTAATCTGCAAGCAAAGGGTGCGCTTAGCGCAAGTCCAGCATTAGCCATAACGCTGACTGCTGATGCGATGGCCAAGGCTGATGCGAGTGCTACAGCGCAGTTAGCTATCACATCAGTTGCAGATCTGAATGCCACCGGTGCACTGAACGCAGCTCCGCTTCTAGCCATCACAGCGGCAGCTGACCTTAATGCCACGGGTGCACTGAACGCCACACCAGACTTAGCAATCACCGCAGCTGCGGACTTGAATGCTATTGGTGCACTGAATGCCACTCCAGATCTGGTCTTTGCCCTTACAGCCGATCTCCAACAGGCAAATGCTCAGATCAGTGCTACAGCTGCTCTTGCGATAACCGCAGCTGCAGATCTGGAAGCAACGGGTGCCCTAGCTGCCACTCCAGATCTGATCTTCGCCCTTACTGCTGATCTGACGCAGATACCGCAGCAGCTCTTTGCAACCCCAGACCTAGCCATCACTGCAGCTGCAGATCTGGAAGCAACAGGTGCACTAGCGGCAACCCCAGATCTGGCTATTACAGCAGCCGCTGATCTCGAAGCGATAGGTGCTCTAAATGCGACTGCTGCTCTGGCGATAACCGCAGCTGCTGATCTGAATGCCACGGGTGCTCTAAGCGCTGCCCCACTTCTGGCCATCACCGCTGCCGCAGATCTGAATGCTATAGGTGCCCTATCAGCTACTCCAGATCTAGCCATCACCGCTGCCGCAGATCTGAATGCCACGGGTGCACTGAATGCCACAGCTGCATTAGTCTTTGCTCTAGCCGCTGATCTGAAGAATGCTGCAGCAGGTGCGATTTCGGCTACAGCTGCGTTAGCAATAACAGCAGCCGCTGATCTTGAGGCGACTGGTAAGCTTGACGCTACAGCTGCGTTAGCAATAACAGCAGCCGCTGATCTTAATGCTACTGGTGCTTTAAGCGCTGCCCCAGCTCTGGCTATCACAGCAACGGCCGACCTTACTCAAGTACCACAACAGTTAACGGCCACGCCAGCTCTAGCGATTACTGCTGCAGCCGACCTGAATGCAACTGGAGCGCTGAATGCAGCTCCGTTGTTGGCCATCACAGCAGCCGCTGATCTTAATGCTACTGGTGCTTTAAGCGCTGCCCCAGCTCTGGCTATCACTGCGACAGCAGATCTTCGAGCGATGAGCTTGATAGCAGCGACACCAGCCCTCGCAATAACAGCCACAGCAGACCTTGAGGGAATCGGTGCTCTAGCAGCGACACCAGCCCTCGCAATAACAGCCACAGCTGACCTTGAGGCGACAGGCGCCCTATCAGCTACCCCAGACTTGACAATAACAGCTACGGCTGATTTGGTTGATGGCGCTGCGGGTCAAATCTCGGCTACAGCTGCGCTTGCCATAACGGCAGCTGCTGACTTGGAAGCAACGGGGGCTCTAGCTGCTGCTCCACTTCTAACCATCACCGCGACGGCTGACCTTGAGGGAATTGGGACACTTGCAGCCACTCCAGATCTGGCTATCACTGCCACTGCTGATCTGGAAGCAACCGGCGCCCTATCAGCTACCCCGGCACTGGTCTTTGCGCTAACAGCGGATTTGACACAGATACCGCAGCAGATCTTTGCGACTCCACTTCTAGCAATTACGGCAGCAGCTGACCTTGAGGCGATTGGCAAGCTGGATGCGACACCAGACTTAGCGATCACAGCCACTGCTGACCTTGAGGCGATTGGTCAGTTAACAGCAGCCCCAGCCCTCGCAATAACAGCCACAGCAGATCTCCGTCAAGACGGGGATGTATCTGCCACAGCTGCGCTTGCCATAACAGCCACAGCTGATCTGGAGGCAACGGGTCAATTAGAAGCGACGGCGAACCTCGTATTCGCTCTTGCAGCAGCCCTACAAGATGTAACTGGTGGTCAGATAGGTGCCTCACCGGACTTAGCAATCACAGCGGCGGCCGATCTGGTTGGGGTTGGAGTCATAACGGCTACACCAGACCTAGTCATAACGGCGACGGCGGATCTGAAGGCGATAGGTCAGTTATCGGCCACTCCTGATCTCGCGTTCATAGTAGTTGCCGACATATCGCAGATACCGCAGCAGATAAGTGCCTCACCTGATCTGGCCATTACAGCAGCTGCGGATCTGAATGGTAAAGGTAAGTTAGACGCCACACCAGATATAGTCTTTGCGGTAGCAGCTGCTCTGGCGGGTATGGTTGACTTAAATGCGTCACCAGCCCTCGCAATAACAGCCACAGCAGATCTGAAAGCCACTGGCCGGTCGCCGTCTTGATTGATCAAGGAGCGACAAGAACGCTTCACTTCGCAGGTAACGTACAAGCTTTTCCAGATACTATGAATGTGTTAGGAGATGCCGACTTCATCGTTTCAGTGGGCAGCACGGATAGGGTAATTACGTAGGAATCAATATGGCCGAGCCAGTACCAGTAGGCGTATTCTGCCTAAGATATAAAAGAGGCGATGATTTCCCGAGTCAGTTCAAGATCGTGGAAGAAGATGGCACAACTGCGATCGACATCACGGGCTGGACTTTTGAACTGACAGTGGATACACTTAGGAATCCGCCAGATACTGCAACCAATATTTTCTCAGTGATGGGGATCATCAACGACGCCCCGGCTGGGCTGGTCTCGTTTGCTCCGACAGTGGCGAACACGGACCAAGTCCCTAGGAGTTACTGGTACGACATCCAGCAGATTGACGCAGCTGCCAGAAGGCGGACTATCGTAAAGGATCGGTTCATAATCGAACAGGATATCACGAAGACTCCATAGGATAGAACATGAGCCACTTAGTTTTAGAAGACGGAACAGTTGTCGCTGATTCGAACTCGTACGTGACGGTGGCTGAAGCTGATGCGGTGTTGGCAGAGGACATTGCGATCGGCGCAGCCCCTTGGAATCTCCTGGATGAAGACAATAAAGAAGAATTTCTCTTAATCGCAACCCGATTTCTCGAGATCAGATTCCGATGGTACGGCTTACCTACGGTAGCGGGTCAGTCACTTCAATGGCCAAGAACGAGGAACTTCGATATTAAGGGAGATGTCATTCTGCCGGGCACTATTCCTCAGCAGCTGAAGGATGCGCAAATTGAGCTGGCTCGATACTTCACCACTGAGCCAGAGGATATCCGTCAAATAGTGGATGGCGGGGGCGTACCGAAGACTTGGGTGACTGATGGCTTGTCAATGACGTTTGATACGGACGCATTGGATCAGGGGGCAGAGAAGAAAGGCGAAGGAATCTTGATGGGAACGAGATTCGTCGATCTGGAACTCTTGTTAAGGTCCATTGGTACTTGGAAGGACATCGAGTTCTTGCAGGTTAGCGAGAAGACGGTGATTAACCAATGAGTCTAAGAACTCAGATCAAGTATGCTACTCGAGTCGCTCTGAAGGAGATGAGTTCGATTGCGGAGAATGTTCGTTACCAGCAGGTGGTAGGAGATCCAATTTATGATCCTGAGACAGGGTCTCCTCGGCGATCAACTCGAACCATTCCGGTAAAAGGGTTTTTCACTTCCTTTAAGGAAGACGCAGTTGATGGAAACTTCATTCAACCGGGCGATCAGCGTCTGACTTTTGATGTCCAGGACTTACCGTTTGTCCCGAAACTGGCCGATTTTGTACTTGACGGAGCTGGCCTGGAGTGGGAGGTCATTGCCGTCAAAACACCACCTCCTAAGCTCCTCCATATCTTAACAGTGAGAAGACCTTAGTGCCCAATACTCCGAGAGAGTTCGTAAGCGACCTGAATAGGTTTAATTCCAAAGTGGAATTGGCCGTCTCTCTGGTGGTTAAAGAGACGGCTAAATCTATTCGGAACCAAGTCGCTGCAAGGACGCCAATTAACACGGGTCGTGCATCCGCCTCCTGGAATGTCAGTGTTGGAACCCCCAATTTTAGAGCGAAGCCCGCTAGCTATAATAACCCTGGTGGCGCTGCTTTGGATGGTGAAGTGAATTTACAGGGATTCACGCTAGGTCGCACTATTCATGTAGCGAATGGAGTCCCTTATATTGGTGACTTGAATGCTGGATCGAGCTTAAAGGCACCAGCAGGCTTTGTGGAAGCGTCAGTTCAGACCCTCCCTCTCCAGTTACCGGCTATCGTTACGATAGTGCGCCGGCAGATTAACGTTTAATGACAGCTCCGAATCAATTCGACGACGAACGAAAGGTCTTGGAGACGAGATTCTCCACTCTTTGGCCTACATTGGGGAATACGAAGGTCAGGTACGAAAACATTCCTTGGACAGAACCCAAGACGGAGAAGACGTGGGTCGCTTTTACGATAGTGACTGCAGAGGCTGAACAAGTCAGTTTGGGCGATTCTGCCCGTTCTCGATACGGTGGAAGCGTGATTATCCAGGTCTTCCAGAAGGAAAGAACTGGAACCGGGGATGCGCTGAGGTTAGCCGGACAAGCGGCAGATATTTTCAGGAGACTAGAGATCTGCGAAGACGAATCGGGACTAATACGTTTCCGTATTCCTTCGAAGGTAACAGTAGGAATCAATAACGGGTGGTTTCAAGTGAACGTGAATTGTCCGTATTTCCGGGATCAGAACCACGGATTGAACACCTTGTGAGGACGTAAAAATGGCGCAGATTTGCCCTCCAGTCACAGCCGACACAAACCGAACTAGTCTTGTCATCGCTCAAGAAGACGACGATTGCTGGGGTGCCGACCCAGAGGTGGGAGCCCTCGCTCCGAAGTCGTACGAAGTAAGAATGACTGGCGAAACGCTGGTTCATAATAAGGCAACCGTCGTCTCTGAATCCATCCGAACAGATCGGATGAGAGATACCCTTTCTGAGGTTGGTGTTTCGGTTGAGGGGGATATCAACTTCGAGTTGTCGTTCCGGGATTGGGAGCCTTTGCTCGAAGGTGCGCTTGCAAACGATTTCGTGTACCTTCTTGAGCGCACATTCGCTGTTGGTGATGTCGGGGTGATCGGTGCCTCGAATCGGTACAGCGTACTGCAAGGTGCGGTTGATTTCGTCAACTTCATAGCTGGCTCGGACGTTTGGGTGTTCGGCTTCGAACTGAATACCATTAACAACGGTCGGATGCTGATCACAGCAGTTGACATCGGTGACACATTCCTTGATGTCGACAATCAAGTTGTCCCAGTTACTAACCTGACGGACGAAGACTCAGGATCAGGCCTACCGCTGGTGTTCAAGTCTCCGAAGGGCGTGTTCTTCGACTTGGAGATAAATACAGCTAATACGATTTCGTCAGTCACGACAGATTTCTTGGTAGATGTGAACCTTGAAGTGGGTCAGACCTTCCGGATGGAGGGTTGGGATATAGTCGGTAACAATGGTACTTTTCGGATCACGGCGATATCCGCCAACTTGCTGACTGTTACGCTGGCCGATGGCTCTGCTTCCACACTAGCAACTGAATCAGCCGGCCAGGTGACTTTAACGGCACAACGACTAAAGAACGGAATCCTTCGGAAGTCCTTCGTAGTCGAGAAATTCTTCGGAGATGTCGTCGAGTTCCTCTACATGACAGGTTGCCGAGTCGGCTCCATGAGCATGAATGTTGAAGCGGCAGCGCTGGTGACAGGTACGTTCTCCTTTATGGGTAAGGAGGCTGTGTCACAGCAAGTGACAGTCATGGGGACGCAGGTGCCAGCGGGTATTCAGGATGCATTGAATGCAACCACGAATGTGGGTAACCTTGAAGAGGGTGATGCTCCGTTAGCAACTGCTGTAAGATCCGTCGAATTTACGACTGAGAACAACCTGCGACAGAAGCCTGAGATTGGAAGTCGTTCGCCAGTTGACATCGGTTACGGCTTTGTCGATGTCACGGGCACGCTCACGGCCTACTTTGAAGACAATGTTCTGCTGCAGAAGTTCCTCCAGCATTCAGAAAGCCAGTTCGCTATTACTTTCACAGACTCAGACAGTAACGTTTTCGTAATTACGTTGCCGAGACTCTTCTTTTCGAGTGGTACGCCGACAGCCCCATCGGGTAATGACGATGTTCTTCTTCCGATGGAGTTCACGGCGGTACGATCACCTGACGACGATGCAGTAATAATCATCGATGCATTAGCGGCTGCCCTCTAGTAGAGCAGTCACTTTCACGGCTTGGCAGAAGCCAAGTCGGTAGCTACCAAGAGGAAATGTCATGGACTTTAATGAAGCCTTTGAGCTTGATCAAAAACTAGTACAAGAAGGAAGATGGTTCCCAGTAGGAGAGGGAGCCCACTGCAAGATTGCACGTACAGGCAATCCAAAATACAAAGAACTCCTCCGCGCCAAGCTTGGCATCTACGAACAATCCCTGTCCCAGAAACTTCTCGATGATGACACCGCTGATGAGGTGTTGATTGCGGTTATGGCAAAGACTATTTTGCTGGACTGGAAGGGGTTTACGGATGGAGGTAAGGAGGTTAAGTATTCGGTAACTGCGGCGATCGAGTACATGTCTAAATTCGAGGAGTTCCGGAGCTTCGTGGCTCGGAATGCGGACAACATGCAGGCCTACAAGGTCAAGGGGAACGAGGCAGACCGGGGAAACTTACCAACCGAATTAGATGGGACCTCAAGTGGGGAAGCGAAGAACGATTCCTAAGGGGCTTAGCGAAGGACTCGGGGAAGTTACCCAAAGCCCTTCAACAGAAGCCCTTACTCACTTTTCATGCTGCCTTCACGCACGAACTCTTTTGGCAGCTGAATATCACGAGGGAACCAACTGCGGGAGGAATCAAACCATTCCAACCCACCGAAATTCGGGCAGCACTCGACCTGTATTGCGTCACTGGGGCAGACGAAAGACAGGAGCTATTTGCAGATCTAGTTTGGCTGGATCTCCAATACCGCAAGATGATGCAGGAAGACTTCGAGAAGAAGACTTCCGCAGAGAAGCGGGCAGCGCTAAAGGGAACTGAAAGTGGCCGAAGTCGCACGCTTGGACATAATAATTAGGAACCAGCAAGCGGTTCGTGCGACGCAGCAGGTGACGGCAGGACTTGATAGGATGGGTACTGCGGCTGTCAGAGGAACAGCGAAGGCAACCACCGCTTTCGGTAGACTCAAGACCTCCATTTTCAGCACTCGTACCGCCCTAACTGGCTTGGGTGGTCTTTTTGTTATCCGGGGCATAGTCAATACCCTCCGAGGCTTTGAAGATGCTATGGCTGGTGTGGAGGCCGTAACGGGAGCAACCACAGACGAGTTCGAAGCTCTTAATAAAGAGGCAAGACGTTTAGGAGCCACGACTGCATTCCAGGCTAAAGAGGCTGCTGAGGGTATGAGATTCCTTGGTCAAGCCGGCTTCGATGTGAACGAAATTCTAGCTGCGACTGAGCCAGCTTTACGATTAGCACAGGCTGGTATGCTTAGTTTGGGTGAAGCGGCTGATATTGTGTCTAATATCATGTCA